GACTTGTCGGCGGTATAGAAGGTGCACCCCTTCATTATAAAACTGTGAACTCTCGCGTATCCCCATTGTTGACCAGTCGCACCAGGGCGGTGACCCGTCCTCCACGCGGCAAGTCCTTTATCATATACCTTCTTTATAACTGGGTATGGTATTCCAGTAACTCTCGCCTTGTCTCTTAAAGATTTTGCATCAGGGTAAAGATTTAAAAACTTTTTAGTATAGCTGGAAGTTTTAACCTTTTTACCTTTATCAGTTGGAAACGGTGAAAAATTTGTCGGATCTTTTATACCCTTTAAAATTCTTTTATACCGAGTTTGAATTTCCTTTTTAGATTTGAGACCTCTGAAATATTTCAGGGGTGAGTACACTTTTCCATACTCCTTTCTCACCTTGGTGAGTTCCTTTTTCAACTCTTGATCGTTCATCTATTATAACGCGATTTATTTTTTATATGATCCTCTGCCATGTCAGAGTCTGGGAACCATCGTAGGTCCACATATATCCAACCATCGTTGGTGTTCATCAATCCTTTGTGTCTTCTGAAAAACCAAAGACCATATTTTATACCTGGTTCAACATTTTTCAAAAACTTTACAGCTTCTATAATAGTTTTGAACTCTATCCCATAAAATTCAACACTATTATCTTCAATGTTCAAAGTACCTTGATGTTTTTCGAAGGTTATTTTCATACCTATAATTATCAAAGGGTAAAGTTCTGTTGATACATTTTATTCTATATCTCTCCCTGTCTTTATGAGTTTCGTAAATGATCATGCATACAGCATCTGCGATATCGTGTTTCCGTTCGAGTGCATGAAATGTACTGGATTCTTGGAGGTATGGTTCTGCTATTTTTATTGTCATTTCCTTCCTTCTTTCGTAGTCGTAGTTTCTTATACAAAAATGTTTGTGCATGGAATTCGGAGACACAAGTTTTGTTTTTGATCTATAAAGGAATAACAAAAGGGTTTCAATTTGTGTTAGACCAGTCGGGGGCTGTCGTTCGATCAGAATTTTGTCAGCCTCATCCAACCATTCCCCATACTCTTGTATAAAGTGTGCCACAAGATCCGCGATTTCGTTCGTGTGTGGTATGTGACAGTCGCACATTTTCACCTTTATATGGGGTATTCTGGTCAGATTCACAAGTTTGGATCTTGTCACAGTTAGTTCATGAGCTTCATTTAGGATAGCTTCCACAATCCCTAAATGGTGATATCCTATATCAATACTCACGATCTTCATTATAAAAATATTTTTACTATATAAAGAATGTATCAACAGACTTTAATCATATTCCTCTTGTTGGCGATCGGTTATCTTATGCGCAGGGTCATGATAGATGAGGGTATTACGACCGTTACACCCCCTCAGGCCCCAACTGTAAACATAGTTCAGTCCGCGTTAGACGATACGTCCGCGCCACCCTACAAGCGCTATAAACCCGCGCGGTTTCAGCAGATGGGTCTGCTCCTTGGGCCAAGTAACGAGACGCTCCCTCTGTATGGCAGAGAGGCGCCATATTACAGGGACCGTTATAACTACTATACCTCTACACCTGGGCAGCAGGTGTACTCCCTCCCTGTGATTCATAACGGTAAGGAATGCACGGAGGACATCGGATGCCCCGAGTTTTACGGCAATGAGACCGTCACAGTCACTGGCCAACCTGGCACTTACACTGTGAAGGTGTATAGAACTGTATTTTAAACTTTTTTGTCATGAGTTTCTTCGCCTCTTCGAGAGAGGGCTTGCTCCAAAGCAGCCACCTAGACCAGAACCCCGCAGTGGCAATGCCATCTTTGGTCCATGTTTCGTTTCCTCTCCCATGTCTAACTAAATATCTTTTCATTCTTTCTGGATCTTTATGAATCGTAAAGTCTGAATACCCTTTACCCCCGAAGTCTACCTTCCTACCGTCTTCGAGTGTAACGCGGAACTTCTTATCACGTTTGGGGCTTTTTCGCAATAAAACTTTCATTTAAAGTAATAGTATATTTTTTTAATGTCATATATAAATATGATAGAAACCGATCATAAGTCCAAACCAAAAAAGGAGATTAAACAGTGGCACACACAACATGAAGTTATATTAAAAAACTGGGGTGAGTCATGTGCGTGTTATAGATATCTTCATTACAAGGCGTTTCAGAAATTCAAAAAGACCAGTATGCGGTTTACCCTACCCATTATCATAATAAGTACAATTACGGGAACTGCAAATTTTGCTCAAGAGACATTTCCCCTTGAATGGCAGCCATATGTGCCATCCGCTATTGGTGCATTGAATCTCATTTCGGCTATAATGACCACGGTGTCACAGTTTCTCAAAGTCAGCGAAATGTTGGAAAGTCACCGTGTCAGTTCAATACATTATGGTAAATTGGCTCGCAACATTCGTTTGGAATTGACTCTACCCATAACCGAGCGGACCCATGATGGAAGTAATATGGTTGAAATTTGTAGAGCTGAATATGACAGACTTATTGAACAGTCTCCGCCTATACCGAAGGATGTACTAGAAAAGTTTGATAAAAGGTTCGATACCAAAAACGCGGTCATTTCAACACCTGAAATTTTAACAATAAAGGAAATAAAACCTTTCGACAACATCAAATCTGCCGAAAACATAAACAAGGTTGTGGAAAAAATTTTCAAAAAAAGAAGATCTGAATCTATACCGACCTTTATACCGCGGCATGTGAACATAGACATTCCAAAAAAACCCACTCCAGACCTTGGTATCAGACAGGTCATAAACGAACTAGAAAATTTAAAGGAATTGAAACTCGTGTCACACAAAACGGGTGTCGAGAATGAAGTATTAGACAGTGAGAATCAGATTCTTGTTAACGAAGCCGTCCAGCCGCCGACTGATTCCAATAACCCTGAAGGTGAGGAAAACAACCAAGATGAGCAAGACGAGGTTAAAACAGATACCCCCGAATAAAACAGGAGTAACTTTCTTCTTCACCGTTTTATTTTCAAATAATAATTCTAGTGCTTGATTAGTAAGATCTTCGTCAAACATGGATCAGTTTATTACTATAGTCAAACAAAAAGTTCCAGACATTCCTGGGCGGGAAAATATCTGCAAAACTATAAACAGCTACCTTACCGACAAAGCGACTATATGTATATACGGTGGTTCGGGTGTGGGTAAGACCTACACCATCAGTGCCATACTGAAGGGTGAAAGGGTCATCGAGGTCACGAATGATACTATCAAAAGTAAGGAAGCTTCACTAAGTTTTATAGAAATGGTGAAAGATAGTTTTTCGAATATACTTTTTGATGACATAGACATGGATTCTATTGGATGGAGAGAGATCGTTACTGCCATATCTAATAATGGTAGGCTGTCAAGAGGATCAACTATAATAGTTTGTAAGAACATTCACAAGATCGACTTTTGCGACTGTATAAAAATGGAAAAGTTGGATGATAAACACATTTTAGATATAGGAAAAACTTTTTACCCAAATGCATCTAATGAAAAAATTGAAACTTCTTTGGAACTTTGTGAAGGAAATATTAGGAACTTTTTTTATTATATAGAAGGTTCTGACCAAAAAGATATTTTTATAACTCCCAAAGAGTTTATACACGACATATTAACAAAAAGTGATACCGATGCCAGTGATTACATCGGATATTCGGTCGACGACCATGGGTATTCATGGGGTATAGTCCACGAAAATTATATTTCGGCGAAAGGTATAGATGATAATTTTCATGAAATAGCCGAGGAAATGTCACTCGCGGATCAATATGATAACATACTATATAACGGAAATTGGGATCTAACGCCGTACTTCTGTATACATGGAATAATAAAACCAGCCATCATGGTGAACAAGCAGATCTATAGAGAAACTTTACGACCTGGAAGTTCGTGGACAAAGTTCAATAATCATAAAATGAGACTTTCAAGATTAAGAGATATATGTAACCGAACCCCGTATTATAACATAACCAAAGACACCCTCATGCTTTTGAAAGACATGTGTATAAAAGACATAGACAAAGCCATACCAACTCTTATAGAGTACAACATCCAACCTCAAGATATGGACATCATCAACCATCTGGCTATTTTAACCAAGATAAAACCAAGAGCCCTTCAAAATGTAAAGAAGAAGCTCAAGCAACATTATGAGGAAGTACTTCGGTGTCCGTAACAACGAAACAACCGAGGATACGGAGGAGGAAACATCCTCTAGTACTATCAAGACTATCAACAACAGTATATATTTTTACGCGGATGTCAATGATGACAATGTACTCGAACTAATCACACAGCTTAAGGAGCTTGAGACGAAACTTCTTAAGTTGTCTATTGAGTACTCAGAGTTTAACCCCAAGATTACCATTCATATCAAGAGTGATGGTGGGGATATATTCGCTGGGTTCAGTGCTTTCGATCATATCAAGACATCTAGGGTTCCAATTGTGACCGTTGTGGATGGATGTTGTGCGAGTGCCGCCACTTTCATATTGATGGGGGGTTCTGAGAGATATATGGGAAGTAGTGCCTATGTTCTCATCCATCAGCTATCGAGTGGTATGCTTGGAAAGTATCATGAAATGAAGGATGAGATTCAAAGCTTCGATAAATTCATGGACTCACTCAAGAAGATATACGTTGAGAGAACTTCCATCCCTGATAAGAAGTTGAAAGCTATGATGAAGAAGGATATATACTTAACTTCAGATGACTGTATCAGGTATGGAATTGTCGATGATCTCTTTTCTCAGAAATATCCTTGTACCTCTTGAACAAAAATAAACATGAAACTAAAAAAATTCCTAAACAAATTTTATTACCAAGGTTTTCATCTTTAGGAGTGGGATCTTTATATATGCGATCTATCCTTTTATAATCGATGATAGGTATCATTGTTATAAAGGTATAAAAAGATTTTCCCCATCATCCTCAACCATTGTATTCATATAGTCAATAA